CCGTGCCTACTCTGTGTCGGAGCTTTAGTGACTACGTAAAATACTATGGAGACTATCAAGCTGGTAACCTTTATCAGTATGTTAAGACATACTTTGATGAGGGTGGTACACGTTGCTATGTTCAACGTGTTCTTGGTGCATCTAGCGCTACTGCCACAAAAACTCTTGATGACGCTTCAGGTAACGACACAATCACATTCACTGCCAAGAATGCAGGACAATGGGGTAACAAACTTGCTGTGCAAGTTGTTGCCGCTGATGTAGCTGGGTTCAGAGTAAAAATTTATTTAAATGATGTTCTTTTATACACAACTCGTGACTGTACAGATGTTACAGATGCTATAAATGTCATCAACGCAGCACCTGCTGTTGCACACTTAATTGTTGCATCTGATGATACAACTTCAGCCGCTAACCCTGCTGTTGTTGCTAAAACAGCTTTAGCGACTGGTGCAAATGGAACTAACCCAGCTACCGACGCTGAAGCGGTCACTGCGCTTGGTCTTCTTTCAGAAGCTTACAAGTCAGGTGCTGTTTCATTGCCCGGACGTACGGGAACAACTGCTTTCAACGGACTTGTTGCACACGCTCAAGCGTACAACAGAATCGCAATCTGCGGATTTGGTCCAACGACAACAATAGCACAAGCTAAAACTGCGGCTTCTGCGTACTACGCAAACGCTGGCGCAAGCTTCATGGGATTCTATTTCCCACATGTTAAAGTTCCAGCACCTGCAAGTTCTGAGCTAGCCTCATTGAACGAAGCAGGTTCTGCTGTAGAGCCAACCCCACAGGCCTCAACGGTTACAATTGACCCAACTGGTTATGTTGCGGCAGCACGTACTCGTGCTATTGAAACTGCTGGTGGTCCATGGCGTGCAGGCGCTGGTGCAATATCATCTGCAACTACAGTCACCGACATGGCAACTGCAGTTACACCAGCAGACGGAGACCTTCTTGACGAAGCAAGAATCAATGCTTTGCGTAAGATTGGTAACCAAATTAGAGTGTATGGCGCTCGTTCAGTTTCTAATGATGAAGCTAACTGGCGTTTCATAACTTTACGTGATACTGTTAACTTCATTGTGTATGGTTGTGAAGATCGTATGGAACAGTTTGTGTTTAACACCATTGATGGACGAGGAAACCTTTTCGGTAGAATTCGTGCATCTTTGAAAGCTTTCCTAGACCCAATGCGAATTGCTGGCGGTCTCTACGAAGCATACGATGATGAGGGTAAGCTAGTAGATCCCGGATATTCAGTTGTAGTCAACTCTTCAAATAACCCTAACAGTCAGCTTGCTACCGGACTTGTAAAAGCTTCGGTTGGTGTGCGTGTTTCTGGTGTTGCAGATTTGATTGAAGTAGAAGTTACCAAGAGTAACTTAACGGCCCCAATTCTATAAATAGGAGAATCATAACATGAAAACCACACAAAGACAAATAGTGGCAGCGATTGAACCATCAGATCTCCCCGGAGCTGGACCCGGCCACATTCCGGGCCCTTCCATGGAAACAGGTCAGGCTACTAATTACTTTGCTACTGTTAGTGGTGGGGAAATTAGCGCTGCTGTAGAAAAAATCTATGATGGCAACAATGCCTTCCCTGATGTTTTATGTGCACCTTCAGAGATTGGTGATATTTCTGTAAGCAAATTCTATGACGAACAGTATGACTTAACCTTTTTAGAGCAATTACGGCAAATGGTAGGTCGTGTTTATTACGACGTAACCATATTTACCCTTGATTGCGACCTAAAGGTTTCAGGCTCCGAACGTGTTTATCCACGATGCCTGCTTGTTGGACTTTCAGATATTGATGGTGATGCATCTTCCGGTGCCCCATCATCTTTCTCGCTTACATTTGCGGTTTCGCAAATAACACCAACTGAAGGTACTGTAGTAGCATAGTAAAGGAAGAAGAGAATATGGCTATCCCAACCACGAGTAAATGGGTTCGTCTTGACGAACTCCACCCACGCTTCAAAGATAGATTAGAGGCGTTTTTCAACGATCCTGAGATTAAAGGAAAAGTTGCTGTTGTATCTGGTGTTCGTACCTATGCGCAGCAAAAGCGTCTTTATGATGGATACATTAGCAAAAAGCCGGGTTTCAATCTGGCCGCTAACCCAGATAGGAAAAAATCTAATGGGTTTCAGGGCAGTTACCACATGGCTCAGCCTTCATTTGGGTCTTACGGCTATGCTGTAGACTTCAGAATAATCAAATGGGGCGGCGGCATGAGCACTAATAAGGTCAATGCTGTAGCTAAAAAATATGGTATTCAAAAAACCGTACCTTCGGAGTGGTGGCATCACCAGCCCGGATATGTTTCTGGTGGAAAATTTGTTTGGTTTGATGCTCCAGCTATTTCAGGTGAAAAGAAAATCACTAAAGCTGTTGCTGAACCTGAAAAGAATGTTTTCAAGTTTATTGAAGACTGTATGAAACTTGTTCTCCGTCGTGGAAGCAAGGGTCCTGCTGTTGAATTACTGCAAAAACTTCTTGTTGCGCAGGGTTATAAGCTAACACGTCATAAGAACCGTACAGGAATTGACGGAGATTTTGGTCCTGCTACACAACGTGCTGTTAAGAGATTCCAAAAAGACGATGGTCTTGTCGCTGACGGTATTGTAGGCAAAAAATCTTGGGCTGCATTAACTGACTAATTCGTGTCCACTAGTTGACATGAGTTTCTAGATTTGGTAGTCTATAAGTATGGATACACGAACAAACGAAAACAACGATAACGTCATTAACGTACCAGCTACTACCGCTGCTAAGAAAGTAGCGAAAGATGCTCCTAAATTAAGCATTTTAGATCAGCTTAAAGAGGAAATTTCTAAAGAAGTTACTAGGCCTGATATTGAGATAGAGGTGCCTGAGCGTGCTGGTGTTACTGTTAGGTTCTCACCTAATATAACGAATGAGCAGTTAAAGGCTTGGCGCAGAAATTCAACTAACAGAAAGACTGATGAGTTAGACTCTATAAAGTTTTCTTGCTATGTTGTTGGTCAGACAATTGAAGGTATTTACTTCAATGATGAACTTGTGCAAGACGCAAGTGGTAATGTTGTTACTTTTGCATCTCCAGAGATTTTAGAGATGACTAATACGACTAGGCCGCTACCTGACGCAATTCGTGCCTTTTATGCCACTGACCCTCACCTAGAATCAGTTGCGATCAAGATTCTTGATTATGCTGGCTATGGTGACGAGGTTGAAGCTGAGGACCCTACCAAGGGCTAGTTGAACACTTATCTCACGATCATAGGATAAGGTCAGCAGCCCGATTAGGTGAGGCGTTCCACACTGACCCTATTAAGATACTTGATGCGGATAACGACGAGTGGCTAATTCGTGTTGCATGCGCACACGCTCTTGCCCGTGACCACGAGGAAGCTGAGCGTAAGAGAAAGATGCAAGGTGTGTAGAAAGTACACTTCAGTGCGGTAGAATATCCCTAGGGACACCATTGCGTGTTCTACGAAATTATTACTATTCTACTTTTAACCCTTTGGAGACCCAGTGGCCGACGTAAAATCCAATGTAGCAATTAAGGTTACTATTGACTCTGATGGCGTCGCTGCTGGCCTTGCTGAGATTGAGCGTCGTTTGAAGCTGCTTGAGGATCGTTCTGATCGTATTGGTGGTAAAGGCAATAAAAGCATAGCTAGAAACTTTGATAGAATCGGTGATTCTATGAAGAAGTTAAAGAAGCCGTTGATGGATGTTATAGGTGGCTTCGGTAAGATGTTTGCCGTTTTGACAAAGGTGAACTTTATTGCGTTAGCTGCTGAAATGGCAGTGTTTACGGCGGGGTTGCTTGCTATCAAGTTAGCTTTGCTTACTGGCCGTGCGGCGGCGAAACTGTGGAATATCGCCATGAAAGGTGTTTCTGTTGCGGCGGCTTCAGTTGCGACCGCTGTTTCTGTTGCGGCTGCGGCTATGCGTGAGTTTCAAGAGGCACAACTTACCCCATTTATGGGTGGTGGCGCCATAGGTAGACAGGGCGCTAGACGCATTAGTCGTGGTATGGGGGTTAGAAACATGGGCCTTCTTGGTGGACAGGGTGCACAACAAGTTGCTGCGGCGCAGGCTAAAGGCGGATTTTCTGGTGTGAACAGTGCTAGTTTTATTTCAGCTTTAATTAACGCTAGTGGTGGCGCTGATCCCGCAGCGATTGCGGCTGTGTTAAGTCAAACGACTGTAAGTGGGGCAAGGACCGCTATGAGCAACTTGGCGGGCGTTAATCAAGGTGCTTTGTCTGGTGCCACTACTTTTGGTGGATTAGCTGGTGCACTTCCCGGCGCAACTAAGGCTGGTTTTGGTGGCACTGGCGAGATGTTAGGTAACACTTTCTTAGGTACAGTTAAGACTGGTTTTGCTGACATGAAAGGCTTGTTTGCTGATATTGGTGCTCCAATGCTTGGGCCCATGAGAGACGCATTTTTGCAAATAAACCAGATAATGCGTGAAAACTTTATGGTTCTCCAGTCCATCATTCAAAGATTTGGTGCCGACTCAATGGCACCCACGATGGTCACAATATTTGACCGAATGATGAAGTGGATAACTAGTAACGTTATTAACCATTTAGATAACATTAAAGAAATGGGTAAAAACTTTGTTAAATTCTTTAGTGATGTTAAAAACTTTTTCGTAGTTATCGGCGACTGGTTAAAGCAGTATGAGCCTGCGGCTAATGTTATCATTGACATGTTTAAGGCTGCTTCTAACGCTAATAACTCTAGTTTGTTTAAAGATTTCTCTAAGATGTTGACTGAAAACCGAGAAGGAATGAAAAACTTCGGTGCGGCTGTTGGCCGTATGTTTGGCGGTATTTTTGATTTATTTGCTGGTGGCAATAGGGGGTTCTTTAATCAACTTCCGAACATTGTTAAAACCCTTGATACAATCACTACGAAACTTATTCCAGCTATTCAGGATTTGTGGAATAGGATAACACCAATTTTTGAGCGCTTACCAGACATTATTGAGTCTGTTGCTTCTGCTATTAATGCTGTAGCTCCTTTTATCGCAATGCTAGCGAATGCTATCTCCCAAGTTGTTGGGGTGCTCGCTAAGCTTGGACCAATACTTGGTCTGATGCTGCTAAGTAAAGTGCCCGGCATTGGGGGCATGATCGGTGGGGTTGGTAGAGTGGTTGGAGCGGGCTTGGGAAAGGGAGCTGCAGCATTGGCCGCTAAAACACTCCCCGGAATGGGTGCTCCGCTTGCTTCTGGAGTAGCGGGTCCGACTATGACTTATGGTATGGTGGGTGCTAGACTGGGAATGCTGGGTGCGTACGTTGGCGGTGCGACAATGGCAGTTAAAGGTGGTATGGAGGCATACGACACTGGTAGATTCACTGGTAAAATGGCTCTTGGTGCTGGTCTGATGGGTGTAGGCGGTGCTGGTCTTGCGGGTGTAGCTATGACTGGTGCAGCTTTAATGCCGATCGTTGCTCCTTTGGTAATAACTGCTATAGCTGTTGAAGGTATTTTAGCTTACTTCGGTAATAAAAAGTTTAAAGCCGACTCTAGAAAGGCTATGGAGGAAGCCCTTGAAAGTCGCCAAAAAGCAAGAGATCAGAAGTTTGATTCCAATACGTTTGGCCAAGAGAGCGTTGATTCACTTCTTCAAGAACAAAAATTACTTGAAGCTGCTATTGGTGCTGGCTTCAATGACAAGGGTGAATGGAAGGGCGAAGGCGACACTGCGGAAATGCGTGCATATTTACGTTTCATTGGTAAAGACCCTAACTCCGTTCACCGAGATGAGTCTTTGCAGACACTAATGGATGAAGGCGCAATGGAGGATATAGTCGCTGACCTTGAAAGAGCTGAAAACAACTACAGGACCAATCTAGGCAGCATAACAAACAGCTTAAATGATTCGCTTAGCTCAATGGGGCTAGCCATGACAGTGACGACTGAAGAAGCTGAGAAGTTAGCTAAAGAGCTATACAACATTGATTTGTATACTCAAGGAACTCGTGGGGCTGGTATGATGCTGGCAGCTCATTTGACTCAGTTTGATAGAAATACAGCGTTCTCCCCGAACTTCCAAGGTTCACAGTTGTCTTTAAATGAGTCAATGCTGTCTGCTGATGCTGCGTTAAATGCGTTAGCTGGTGATTTTAACATGCAGAACCTCACTGCATTTACTACTGCTTTCTCCTCTTATGAGGCGAATAGAGGGATGTCAACTGATCTTGTTGGCCTTTCTTCTGTCTTGGAATTAGAGCAGCAAGCTAATGCTGGTGCTTTTGGTGTTAACAAGGCTGCTGCTCTAGATGCGGCTTCAACTGCCAGAGCCCAAATATTTGCTGACATGGGGGCGCAATATAATATACCATCTACTAAGCTACAGGAAATTTATGCGTCTGGCGGCCTTGGTGGTATTGAAAATTACCTTACTAGAACTCAAAACATGAGAGCAGCAATTGCTGGAACTGACTCTTCTTTGAGTTCTAGGGATAGAATCTCTACGCTTTCACAGGGTAGTGGTATTGACTTGATGCAAGACGAGGACTTCTTAAAGAGTGTTGGTGGAGCACTGTCGGCTAGTGACGTTGGTTTGGGCCAAGATCGGGGAATTTTTGGTCAGTTAGGTTATGAGGGAAGACTTAACATGGCACTTGATGCGGCTGAAGGAGGAAATGCTGAAGCTGCTGAGGCTGTACGTGTAGCTATGAATAACTGGCTGCTTGAACAAGACGATTCTGATGGTAAGAGGAATCAGTTCTTAGATAGGATAGCTAATGCCACAGAGAATCCGGTGTTCTCAATTAATGGGACCGAGACTGGTTCTGGTGAAATAACGATAACTTTAGGTGGGAATGAGACTCCGGGTGGCCGACCAATGGATGGGACAGGTTAGACAATGGCTAGAGTTTTAACAACATTTGTAACCCCAAGTAACGCAGTAGTTGATTCCCCTTTTAGGTCGGTAACGCCAAAGCGTGCTATCCTTAAAAGACATGTAAATGATACTAGTGATTTATCCGAGTTTGACTCTACGATAGCTGATTTTATTGAGTTTCCGTTTGGTCCAAAAGATTTAAAATATGATGGTATGGCTGCAAAACTAGTTGAGGTTGCTAGGCCGGGCAAAAGACCCTTATTAGAGAAAGAAAATAACGGGCTAAGGGCTGTTGTTTTTAATGCTGTTATTGCTGACAAAACAACAGGCGGCAAGATTTCTGTAATACCGATGTTACAAACGTTAGAGATGCTTGCGGGGTCTGGTGCTACATGTACATTCACTTATGGCACTACAAAGTTAGGGTTCAATGTTTGTTTATCTAACTTTAATTATACGGTTAAATACAGAAATTCAGAGGGCGAGCCTGTGCGTGTTGATGCTTCGGTTACTTTAAAAGAAAAACCTGTTTTTACTCAAGAACTAGTTCAACTAGATGTGATCCCATTTACCCCTCCTCCTACAAAACCAAGCGCTCCTGCGGAGGACCCACCGGACTTACCTCCGTGGCTTCAAGTTGGGACTAATTTAAATTCCGCTATAACGGCTGAGCAATTAGATCGTTTAAAGGTTTTGTACCAAAAGTATTTAGAAGATCCCCAAACTTATGGGCAGCAGTATGAGGACTCACTATTAAACTTGGTGGGCTATATTACTCCCAATATTCCTTTTTCTTCTAGTACGTAGTCTTAAATGATTGGAGTGGAAAAGACACTCCTAAATGCTGTAGAATAAGCGTATGCCTGAAGAAGAATTAAAATCGGTAACTTTAGATTCGTTAATTGTCGGAGAAGTTAGTGAGGATGTATTAGTTGAAATAAAGGAATCTATCACACGGTTTTCATGCGAATTGACTGCGGATAGAGTTAGTTCTATATCTTTTTCTGTGTATGATCCGGGCTTTAAAATGCATGACCGAAATTATTTTTTAGTTCAACGTACAGTTGCTTTTAACAATATGCTTTATGAAATTGCAGATGTTACGTGTGACCACAAGCAGCAAGACTCTATTCAAGTTGTTTGTAGAAATAAAGCTATGGAACGTATGCGTAGGGCCAAAGGCCAGCATTCATGGGGGTCAATATCCCCAACTGACTTAGCTTCCTTATTAGCAAAACAGTACGGTCTTTCTTTTTTTGGGGAACCTTCCCCAATACAGGGAGCAATAACAAGGAAGCAGGATAAGAATACAGATGAGTCAAGTTATCAGGTTCTGCAAAGATTGGCTAGAGATTTAGAGTTTAGGTTTTTTGAAGCTAAAGGAACACTTTTTTTCGCTTCTGAGCCTTACATTGTTGGGGCTCAAGGTCAGATTCAAATGACAATACCGGGAAGAGAAGCGGTTACTTTAGCTGACGGTAGTTACTCTACAGACACAGTATTTACTTTGAGTTGTTCTTTAAAAAGAAGCCAAGACTCTAAAAAACCAGCAACATTTAACGCCACGATTTATAAAAACCCAACCACAGAGCAGCTTTACCCCGGATTGGGGGCTTCTGTTTTTAAGATAAAAGAGCAGACCGTTGTTGACCCTGACACTTTTGAAACGACTGTAGAGAAAACACGAATTCCGTTTCCAAACTATTCTGATTTATTTTTTATAGATAAAGTATCTTATGGTATAGGCCCTTCACAACAAGTCACAATATCTGGTACATCAATCTTGGAATCACCTGACATGGTGTGTACTCTTGAAACTTTCCGTTCTGGTTCTGAAGGGGTCTGTGTTGAAAGAATCCAACAAGCGGTAGGTGTTGATTCCACTGCGATAACTGGAGTGTTTGATAGCAACACAGTCTCTAAAGTTAAAACTTTTCAAACCGCTAATTCGCTTGCGTCCGATGGAATTGTTGGGCCTGCTACGTGGGAAAAGATACAAGATCAAGGGTTAGCTGCTGTTAGTGCCCCTGTAACAGAAATTAGAGCATCATGACATCACGGAGAAACTTTAATACTGGTTATGCTAACGCCGGAGTTCCGCCTACTGGAATTTTCCGTGCTGAAGTTGTTGAAGCAACTGCCAGCAGCCTAAAGGTACGAGTACCACGTCTTGGCACCAATGGTATTTATAGTAATGTTCCTTATTATGGTGTTAAGCCTGCTGTTGGTGAGACTATTATTGTGGGATTATTGGAAGGCAATTCTGGTAATCCTGTTGCTATTACGCCGTCTCCTTATGGTGAGACTGCTGGTGGTGGAGGTAGTTCGGTTGGTGGTTCTGATACACAGGTTCAGTATAACAATAGTGGCGTGTTGTCGGGTTCTGCTAATATGACTTTTGATGGTACTTCTTTGAATGTTGCTGGGTTGAAGTTAGCTAATACTGCGATTACGTCTACTGCTGCTGAGTTAAATATTCTTGACGGTGTTACGTCTACAGCCGCTGAGTTAAACATTCTTGATGGTGTTACATCTACGACAGCAGAGTTGAATATTCTTGATGGTGTTACGTCTACGGCAGCGGAGCTTAACATTCTTGATGGTGTTACGTCTACTGCAGCAGAACTAAATCTCCTTGACGGAATAACCGCTGGAACTGTGTCTGCATCGCTAGCGGTAATTGTAGATAGTGACAAAGATATCACAGGTTTTAGAAACGTCACGCTCACAGGTGAACTTGATGCAGCCACTTTAGACATATCGGGGGACGCTGACATTGATGGTACCACTAATTTAGATGTTGTTGATATTGATGGCGCAGTTGATATGGCATCTACTCTAAACGTGGCGACTAGTGTGGGTATTGGTACTACATCTCCAGTTGGTCAACTTACTGTTGACTCTCAAAACCGTCAAATATCTATTATTGATTCAGGCACTGTTAATTACGCTGAAATACGAGCACACGCTGTGGACAATGCAACTGGTTACGCCAACGTTAATTACAACGCTTATAGTCATAACTTTGTCATTTCGGGAACCAGAAAACTATACATTGATAACAATGGTGATATTTTACCTGATACAGATAGCACTATAGATTTAGGTAATTCAAGTAGGTATTTTGCTAATGCTTACATTGATAGTGTTTCAGCAGGCAACGCCACTATCACTAACTCTACAGGAAATTATGTTTTAATTGGTGGAAATGCCAATGAGCAAATAAAATTAGTAAGCGATAATAACAGCGGCAGACCTTATATATCGTTTTGGAACCAAGACGCTTCTGGAAACTTAGACCGAAAGGGATACATAGGGTATCCACATGCTAACAACAACACGTCGTCATTGTATGTCCGATGTGATCAAGGAACACTTGATCTAGGGGCAAAAATATTACTCCCAAGCACCGCCAATTACGTTCTATGGCCAGCAACACTTAATACGGTGACTAGTTACTCCACACTACGAAGAGGTACTTACTCTGGTACAAGTAATGTCGTTGGTTATGATGGCTCTTCTATTCGCTATAAAGAGAATGTTACAAACTTTGTTAAATCAGATTGGGAAAAGATTTATAATCTTCAAGCTGTGCGGTTTACTTGGAAAGAAGAAGTAGCTGCAGATAAGCATGCTTCATGGGGTTTGATATCTGAAGATGTGTATGCCGAGATTCCAGAACTAGGCGTTATGCGTGTTGTTGAGGGTGTTAATGACGGTAATCCTGTTCCAGACACGGTAAATTATGAGCAAATGTGCGTATTTTTGTTAGAAGCTGTTAAAGATTTGAATACTCGTTTAGCCGCAGTGGAATAATCTTACCTGAGTTTACATAAAGAAATCTTGACTTTTTCTGTATCTGTAGTAGAATAAGTATGTGAAAGTAACAAGAAAATTTTTAGGTTTGGTTGTACTATTTACGGTTATTGCTTGCAGTGGCGTAGACACTAATGTAAAGACAAGCGGTGAACCCGTTACTATTGAGCTCATAGTGGAGAACCCTATTGAGCGTCCGGAAGAGGCTGTAGAGCCCCCTCAGGCGCTCGTAGAGGCCCCTGAGGGCGCTTCAGAGCAGTCTGAAGGCGCTACAGCACCTATATGGCCGTCAGCCCATACTCTTGAAGTAGATTGGGATATGGTTGAAAAGTCTATAATGACTTTGGATTACAAGTGGTTGGAAAACAGCGAAAGAGTTAGGCTTTTGCAAACTTAC